GGGGTAAAGATAACCTTCAATCATTAATAGCTCAAACCAATACTACTTTTTTACGAGTTAGAGTAATTGATATTGTTTTGAACAATAATCACCCTCGTTTTAAAGATGTTGGTGAATGGAATGGTATAGGTACTATATATTTTGAACCTTTAGATGGACGGGCAATAAATGTAAATTATGCCTATCCTATATTTCCTCAAATTAAAATGTACCCATTAGTAAATGAAATAGCATTACTAGCAGGTATCCCTTCTAAATTTGTAGAAAGTGAACAAAACACAGACACAGTTTACTACTATTTTCCCCCTATTGGGATCTGGAATCATCCACATCACAATGCGTATCCAACAACAGCAAATTATTCTGAATTACAAGAAGCTCAAAGTAATGATTATGATTTTGTAAATGGAGCATATGTTAGAAGAATAGATGATGATCCAACAGGTATAAATTTAAATTTTACTAAATACGCTAATCCTAGTCAAGATACTTTTGTTGAAAAAGCTGATGTTCATCCTTTACTTCCATTTAATGGAGATATAATTTATGAAGGTAGATGGGGGAATAGTTTACGTTTTGGAAGTACTATTTCGACTCCAACTAATACTCAACTTTTGATCAATAACAATTGGTCAATAACAGGTTCAAATGGTGATCCTATTACCATATTACGAAATGGACAACCATCAAATGCAACTGATGAGGGTTGGATTCCTATCACTGAAAATTTATCTACCGATTTATCCTCAGTTTATTTAACTTCCTATCAAAAAATACCATTTAGTATAGCAAATGAAAATTTTGTTTCATATACTACCCCACCAACCACTCCATCTCAATACACACACCCACAAGTTATACTTAATTCAGATAGAGTTGTGATAAATGCTAAAAATGATAGTGTATTAATTAGTGGACAAAATTCAGTTGGTTTATCTTCAAATGGAAGTATAAATTTAGAATCTACTAGTGAGATTAATATTGCTAGTAAATTAACTCGTTTAGGGAGTAAAAGTGCAAATCAATCTGTTTTAAGAGGAGATGAAACTGTAGCATATTTAAAAATATTAATTACTGAATTGCAAAACATGGCTGAGGCTTTAAAAGTAGTCCAAGATTGGCCTGGTGGTGCCCCAACCCCTAACCCAGTAGTTTTAACAGCAGCTAATTCCGCTTTACAGGTTTTTGAAAATGTTTATAATGAAATTGATAGTGTGAAATCAAAAACAGTAAAAACATTATAATGGCTACACCTATATATAATTACTCTGATGGCACTACTGTAACTTTTAGAATTCAAGGTCCATTTAAATTTCCTATTATCACATATGGTACATCATTGGATGATAATATAGTTAAAGGACAATCTGTAGAAGGACAAAAAACAAGTAATAACAATTATGGTTTATTAGCTGAAGAATTAATTAGTAGTTACAATAACTCTAGAACCTTCTATAACCTCCCAGAAGTTAATTTAGTAAATGTTACAAATGCTCCTACTCCTCCCCCACCTGAAGAAATAAAAAAAATTCCATATTCTATAAAGGGGACAATAGTTGATGGTCAATCTTTAAATCCTATTGTTGGGGCAACAATTACTTCAACCCCAAATGTATCTGTTACTACAAATAGTACTGGGGATTTTGTCATTTCTGGAGAAATTGAAAGTAATGCTACTATGTCTTTAGATATAAAGGCTACTAATTTTCAGTCTACAAGTACATCTCCTTATAAAGGAGATAATACTTTAAAAGATGATGTTGGTGTAATTCAATTGCAACCTTTACAACAAAGCTTAGCTCAAGATAAAATAAAATCATCCCAATTAAGTAGAGATCAAATCAAAGAAATTTCTAGAGGAAAAAAGGATTTGTCATACTATGCTGAAGAAAAATTAGCTAATCAAGTTAATACTTTAAAAACCACTCTCATCCCAGCTATATTAACTATGGTAGCTGCTTTTGGAGTTACCCAAGCAACCCAAACTATTTCAGACCAATCATCAAATATTTCCCCTGATAAACTTAAAAAGGCATTAGATAATTCCAATTGTCCTACCCAAGCTGAATTAACTAACTTAATTAATCGTAAAAATAAATTAGTTAAACAGTTAAGTAATAGTTTAAAAACAATTGATGCTACTACACTTGCTTTAGGTATTACTGGAGGTCTTATTCAAGCATTAGAAATAGCTTTAAGAGCCCAAATAGCCATCGTTGCCCCTGTCCCTCCAGCTGCAAATGAAGCTAATAGAATTTTAGATAAAAGAATATCCCAATTAAAATCAGTTAACGCAGGTATATTATCTATATTAATTATTTTACGTCAAGTACTAGCTCAAGCATTACAGTTACTTAATTTACTTGATAAACTTGTTGAAAAATGTTACCCTGATGCTGATCAAGAAAGAATTTCACTTGAACTGACTGCATTAACAATTCAACAATCTACCCAATTATCTCCTGTAGTTACAAATGTAAATGGATTTGAAATGGGTGTTGAAACAGAAAATTCTCCAAATACCCTAAAACGTAGAAGAGCTATAGCTAGAAATAAACAAGGTGTAGTCATGCTTAAAGGAGAATATTCATTTAGTTCAATTGACCAGATATTAATAGACGAACTAGTATTTTACATTCAGCAAAATAATTTAAAAGCTGATTAACTTAATATTTATAAACATATGAAAACCGACGGATTAAAAAAATTAATTAAAGAAGCTGTACGAGAGGCAATCCAAGAGGAATTAAAAGATATTCTTTTGGAAGCAGTTCGCACTCCAAAACAAGTAGTTAGAGAATCATTTTCTCCAACAACTGTATCAACTCCAACTCCTACTTTTACTCCACCAACAATGGATACAAGAAAGGCTTATATGGATGTGATGAATGAAACTAAATTAAGTTTCACTTCTCAAGATGCTCAAATTCCTTTTAGACCACAAGTAAGTGATCCTGTAAATGGTAATTTAGGTGCTGGTGAAGTAGGAATGGATCAAATTATGGCTTTAATGAATAGTAAATAATGCCTTTTAACCAGCAACAAATATCACCTGCTAATTTAAACCCAACTATTGGTTTAGGGGTTAGTATTCCTTTTAGTAATACTAGTGTATTTAGTTCAACATATACTACCCAAGAAGTAGTTAAAACTAATTTAATTAATTATTTTTTAACTAATCCTGGAGAAATTCCTTTAAATCCAACTTTTGGTGCTGGATTAAGAAGTTTTTTATTTGAACAGATATCCAATGTAACTGTAGAAAATGTTAGATCTTTTGTTCAATCTAAATTAGAAACTGCGTTTCCAATGGTTCGAATTGATTCTTTACAAGTATTAACGGATCAACAAGATTATAATACTATAATAATTCAATTAAAATACTATATACCAAATTCCAACATTAATGGAAATTTAACATTCCAATTCTAAAATGGCTACAACAAATAGAGATATAAAATATATTAATCGTGACTTTACAGATTTTAGAGCACGTTTAATAGAATATGCTAGAACATATTTCCCTCAAACTTATAACGATTTTTCCGCTACATCACCAGGTATGATGTTTATGGAACAAGCTGCATATGTTGGGGATGTTTTAAGTTTCTATTTAGACAACCAATTTCAAGAAACATTTGTTCAATATGCTCAACAAACAAATAATGTATTTGAGTTAGCATATATGTTTGGTTATAAACCTAAAACAACAGGTGTAGCTCAAACCCTTATTACTTTTTATCAACAGTTACCTTCTAAATTAGTTGGGGGTCAGTATGTTCCGGATTATGACTATGCATTAGTTGTAGAAGGGAATAGTACTGTATCAACTCCAAATGGTGTATCATTTTTAATCCAAGATAAAGTTGATTTTTCAGTTTCTAGCTCTCAAGACCCAACTGACATTTCAGTATACCAAATAGCAGGAAATGTTCCTCAATATTATTTACTTGAAAAAACTAGAAAAGCAATCTCAGCTGAAATTAAAACTTTAGATTTTACTTTTGGTGTTGCTGAACAATTTACTACCATTAATATAACCGATCCTAATATTATTAAAATACTAGACGTTACTGATTCAGATGGTAATAAATGGTACGAAGTAGACCATTTAGGTCAAGAAATGGTTTTAGATACCATTAAAAATACAAATGTAAATGATCCTAATGTAAATGGAGATACACCGTATTTATTACGTTTAAAAAAAGTAGCTCGACGTTTTGCAACTCGTTTTACATCTTTAACTAATTTACAAATGCAGTTTGGTGCAGGTAATCCATCAGATGTAACTGAAGAAATTACCCCAAATGCTGATAACGTAGGTATTGGTTTACCATTTGAACAAGATAAATTAACTGTAGCTTATTCACCTACAAACTTTCTATTTACAGGAACATATGGTATTGCACCTTCAAATACTACTTTAACTGTAAGATATTTAACTGGTGGAGGTGTTAATTCTAATGTTAATTCTGGAGTATTAACAAATCTAGATAAAAGCAATACTCGTTTTACTACTATAAACTTAAACGGTACTACAGCTAATTATATCTTTAATTCTTTAACTACTAATAATAATGTAGCTGCTAGTGGTGGTAAAGGAGGAGATACATTAGAAGAAATTCGTCAAAATGCTTTAGCATTAATAGCATCCCAAAAACGATCAGTTACAGCAGATGATTATTTGGTTAGAGCTTTAAGTATGCCTTCTAATTACGGTGCGATTTCTAAAGCATATATTGAACAACCTAAATTAACAGATAATCAAGTCTCAACAATTGAAACCCTTAATTTATATGTTTTATCTTTAAATGTTCAAGGTCAATTAGATTATGCTAGTACTACTTTAAAAAATAATCTTCGCACATATATGTCCCAATACAGAATGATTGGAGATAATATTGAAATTAGAGATGCATTTATCATTAATATTGGAGTTGATTTTGAAATCATAGTTTTACCTGAATATAATAACAATGAAGTGTTACTAGCTTGTGTAACAGCATTGCAAAGTTATTTTGATATTTCTAAATGGCAAATTAATCAACCAATTTTACTTCGTGACCTATATATTCTTCTTGATAGAATTTCAGGTGTCCAATCTGTAAAAAATATTTCTATATCAAATAAAGCAGGAACTACTTTAGGATACTCACAATATGCTTATGATGTAACAGGAGCAACACAAAATCAAGTAATTTATCCTTCATTGGATCCTAGCATTTTTGAAGTAAGATACCCTAATACTGACATAAAAGGTAAAGTAGTTCCTTTATAACGCCATATTTATAATAAAATATATAAATGGCTGTATATAAACTATTTCCTACTCAAGACGCCACTCTATATTCTGCTTACCCTACAATGAATACAGGGTTAGATGCTATTTTAGAAGCATCCAATCAATTAGGAGCAAATGGAACCCCTGATGTAGCCAGATATCTAATTCAGTTCAACACAAATGAAATTCAAGATATATTTAATAACAAAATAGCTGGACGTAGTTCTAGTATATATCTTAAAAATTTTATTGCTGAAGCACAAGGTATTAACCAAAATACTAAACTAGAAGTTCGTGCTATTGCTCAAGAATGGAATAATGGTACTGGGTAT